AAAGAAATGACTAAGGAGCTTACTTTTAATAAAATGAAAATAGAAGAAGGAATTGATGTTATGGATGCTATAGGCGAATTAGCTGCACATATCATGAAACATAAAACTTTAGATGATGCGGGTTGGCAACGGGTAATGAAATATACAAATGCTATAGAAGATCCGCAAGGTCAATGGAAACATCCAAAGCGATGTACCATGATACCTAGCAATAAAATTACAATGCGCAATGTCCCATACCGGGTTCTAGGAATTGATGATACGGGTCATACTAAAATTATGCAACCTGAAAATGATTATGGATATCCAGGTGGAAAGGTTTTGGAAATTCCAATGGCTCCGGAACAAAATAGCATATTAAAAAAGTTACGAATCGCATTAAATGATAGGAAAAATTACAATGTCTAGAGGTTTAGGAGACGACATAAAAAAAATTACATCTGCTACTGGGTTAGATCAGTTATCAAAGCGAATTGCACAAATACTAGATGAAGATTGTGGGTGTGATAAAAGACAAGAATGGCTAAACGAGAAAACTAAAAACTGGCCTATTTATAAAAAAAGGAATATGAATGGCAACGATAAAGAAAAGTGATATTTACGACGGTAATACGGCAAAAGCCGAACACATAACCAGAATCATTGATTCATTGGATGGTACTACTGCTACTGATATATCAATAACAGGTGCAACTACAATTAAAGGTTTAACTACTACAGGAGGCCAATCAATTGTTTCTGGATCAGGGGAATTAAACATAGAAGCCGGTAATAACAGTGTTGTTAATTTAACAAATGCCGGTCGTGTTTCAGGTCCAGGTTTTGTGTTGCCACTTTTCGAACCGGTTAATCCAGTTCTAGGATCAGCATACTTCGACGGGGCATCAGAGTTATTTATTTATGATGGGAGTCAATGGATTAGTGTAGTATTAGCTCCATAACAATATAAAAGGAATCTAACAATGAAACGAAAATTAAATGAATGTGGTTGTGGATGTGGTGCTGCTAAAGGAAACTGCCAAGATTCAAGAGAAGGCAGTATGGCTAAACATGATGCCATGGAATGTGCAGAAGATGCACAAGATGTAGCTAATATGATTGAAGAGTCAGACAATCTTCCAGAATGGTTAGAAGCTAAAATAACATTGGCAGCAGATTATATGAACAAGGTTAAAGATTACATGACTCACTATGTTAGAGGAACAGAGCCAGCACCTTCATATAACAAATTACCAGTGCGAGGAGATGACTTTAAGCCAGTATATCCTATGATAATACAAACCCAAGACGAAATGAAAGATCTCATGAAAGAGATTATACGCAAAGTAGATGAAAAGAAATGGGCATTGTATTCTAAAAAAAAAGGAACGGACGCCGTAAACGACTAGGAACATTTGATTCATTGAAAGCAGCAAAAAAACGAGAACAACAAATAAACTATTTTAAACATCGATGATACGACTAAAAACATTATTAACGGAAGCAACTGCAGTTAATCCTAGTTTTGTTGCATATATTAAAGATCAAGAAGGATCTAAAAAAAACGAGAAGGGACAACATGTTGCGTATCTAGATAAAGTACCAGCAAAGCCATTATGGACAATTGGATATGGACATACCGGCGCCGATGTAAAATCAGGATTAGTATGGTCTGAAACAAAAGCAACAACACAATTAGAAAATGATATCCGATCGGCTGAGAAAGCTGTAAAAACTTATATTGATTCAAATTTTGGGCCAACTCAATTAAATCAAACGCAATTAGAAATGTTAGTAGATTTTGCATTTAATGGTGGAATAGGTATTTTAAAAAAATTTCCTTCGTTTACTAAAGCTGTTGTTAATCTTGATTGGCCGACTATTAAGAAAGAATTCGTACGTTATTCTGGAGGAAAGCGATTAGGAAAGAGAAATGATGACTTTGAAGCTAGATTTATCACTCCTAACTTAAATTCTAAAAAAACTACATTTAAAGACGTTAAAACGGCACTTAAAAATTCTGGAGTTGATTATACAGATCCAGAACTACAAACGCGTTTAGAAAAAGGACCACCTAAGTGGTATGACTTTAAATAGTAAATTATTTGGTTCTTTCAATCATATTTATTATTATAATAATATGAATTCAAAAGAAAATTTTGTAGAACACCTATTTATACGTTCCATCAACATCATGAAGACGAATTGGTGGCAATGGCCGGATGCGTGGGACACGCAACGAAAGCTACAATTTCTAGAAGATTCATTAAGTTATGCAGAAACAAACGAATTATATGAGCAGTGCGCAATTATCAGAGATGTCAAAGAAACGATCAAATAAGAATACAAAGTATGAAATTATTCTACATGATGACTCTACAAATACATTTGATCATGTTATCGATTGCCTTGTAGATATTTGTAGTCACACAGAGATGCAAGCACATCAATGTGCGTTAATCACACATAATAACGGACAATGCTCTATATTTGTAGACACAGAAAGTGAATGTGAATTAATTTATAGTTTACTACTCAAAAATAAATTATCAGTTACAATGAACAAGTATAAAAAGAAATAAAATGCTTAGATGGTTACGAAAGATTAGAATAGGCATACTACATGCAGCATATCACCGCAACATGAAACTTGCAGAACAAGCAAGAAAAAAACAAGACATTGTTGCATTTAAAAAATATGTATATCGAGCAGAGGATGCTTGGAAAAAACTAATACTAACAAAACAAAAATTAAAAATTGATGGGTAAAAAATCAGCACATAGCGGAGAATCTCCAAAAGACAGATCCATAAACATAATGGACAAGTTCATAACCAGAAACATAAATCGAGAACGAAACAATCCGATTAAAACTGGCAGAAGGAAAGATCCTAACATTCCAGTTAATCTTTGGCCTCTAAAAGATCAAATTGAATATTGGGCATCTCGTACTGATGCGGATCGTTTTGATGAACAGTATCCGGTATACTCTTATTGGATAACTGAAGTGCAAAAAAAGAGTGGTGTATATCCAACTACATTTACTGACTTTACTAAAAAATTAAAACCGCAGTTGCAAGAAATGTTTGCGAGTAAGACATCAGTTAGAGACGCCGTGTCTGAGCTCAGAAAGCATGGTGTTTATTAATGAGTGAATACAAATATATTTATGGGCTTGGTCGGTCTTCGTTAAACATACCTGAAAGTGAAATTAGGTATGCAATGGAGAACACCAAGTCTAATGCAGAAGCAGCTCGGTTTCTCAAAGTATCATTTACATCATACAAGAAGTATGCAAAAATGTATACAGACCGAGAAAGCGGCAAGACGCTGTATGAACTGCATAAAAATCAGTTCGGAGTAGGGATACCTAAAAACATTGCTCGAGCAAGCAAAGGTGTTTATAGCATAGACAAAATATTGCAAGGAGAACATCCCAATTATCCATCATGGAAGCTTCGCAATCGACTTTTAGCTCTTGCAATACTTCCAGAGCAATGTGCAAGTTGCGGATATGAAGAACGCAGAGTTACTGATGACACAGTGCCACTCTTATTAGATCACATAGATGGAGACGATACAAATCATCGCATAGAAAATTTACAGATGCTATGCCTCAACTGTTACTATCAACAAACAGGAAATCCATTTAAACAAGACAAAGAAACATATTGGAACTATAATTTATTGGATTGATATTTATATAATATATGGTATCGATGAAACAACTTGTGGTTGAAGGACGATATGATAGCTTAGTAACAAGGTTATCTAACAAGTTGTTAGGCGTCATTAAAGACAGCTACTCTGCTACTCGACATGAAAACGGATTATTTGCTGGAGAAAAAATATTTTACCCGAAATCAGAATCAGCACCAGATATAGAAGCAGCGGATGAGACAGGATCTGAACTTCAGAAACACATATACTTCGAAGAAATTGAGGCACCTGACATTCCTTTAGAATTTTATCTAACACTCAAAGTGCAATGGATTGACGGATATAACAGTTATCATTATGGTGCAGATGCTTACAATGAAACATCTAGACTATCACATAATGCAGCTGATCCTCCACTTATAGAAGTTAGATTCATGTTGGACTCGGCACAATATCCAAACGTGTTATCCAAAGTTGCAATGGATCTACGAGATGCATTACGTCATGAAATAGAACACATAACACAGAGCGGATGGAATGTAAAGCCAGGAAAGTACTTGCAAGGAGATCAAGCCCGGCGCAACAAAATACAAAATGGTGAATTACCAACATACAACTACTGGTTGCTTCCTAAAGAACAAACCGCAATGATACATGGATTGTATTTACAGGCCAAAAAGGAACGAGTACCATTTTCACACAAAGTAAATATTTATTTAAGTAAGTGGGTAGACAATGGAACTATAACCACAGAACAACGAGAAGAAATACTAGCAGCTTGGCGCCAACAGTTACCTAAGCTGGGAATTAGACAAGAATTATGAGCAAAACAAGATTAGATAAAAAGTGTTGGGATGGTTATAAAATTGGAAAACCAGCAACAAAAATGAAAGGGGATACCAGAGTGAATAACTGTATACCAGAATCAAAACCTATCAATGAAATGACAATGTGTGAAGCATGTGCTAAAGCAATGCTCGAAGACATTCGAGACGGCGTAATTAAATCAGAGCTAACTGAAGCAGAATATCGAGGACGCAAAGTAACTTTGAACAAGCCAATGCGAGGAGATGTAAAAAAGTTTAAAGTTTATGTTCGCGATCCTAAAACAGGTAACATTAAAAAAGTTAATTTTGGACACGGCGGTACCTCTGCAAAGAAAGCCGGACAAAAAACTATGCGAATTCGAAAAAGTAATCCTAAAGCTCGTAAATCATTCAGAGCACGCCATAACTGCGACAATCCAGGACCTAAGACAAAAGCAAGGTATTGGTCGTGTAAAAAGTGGTAAATACTAAGTTATACTGCTAGTTTACTAATTAGATAACCCAGAATATCAGATTACCTGCAAGTTTATTAGAAGTTCTATATATTTATTTATATACATTTTAATAAAGGCCAGTAATCATGAAAAAATTAATCACAACAATTCTATTGTTATGTAGTTTATATGCTACATCGCAAACTGAAACATTACTATACTACGATCGCATAGAGAGTGGTAACTGGGCAGGAGGTTGGTGGACACCAGCTGCAACTGCTACAACATCAACACTTTACAGCACATCAGGCACAACTAGTGCAGTATTGCACGGAACAGGAAACAACACCTACGAAGCGGATTGGTATGTCTTACCAAACATATCAGGTTTAAATTCAAACAAAAAACATAAATTAAAGTTTAGATTAGCTTCCTACCAAAACGCTATTGAAAGTTCAACAGCTGGAGGTGTAGATGGATCAGATTATATCAATGTTCA